TTGATGTAGAAAAGTTGACTTACAGATAAGATTGTGATAGAATAACACTATGCGTATATTAACACTTGAAAACGAATTCTATAACTTAGAAACACTTCCCGAAGAGATTGATGACTTGCGTTTTGCTATCCTAGATAACAGTAACCCGAGCAATGTAGATTATCATTACATCCCGTTAATCTTTTTGGAATCATTCAATAGCCCTGCACTTGTATTGAAGATTGGTAACAGCACAATTAAGATGCCAATTGATTGGCAAATACTAATTGGTGAACAAGAACACGGAGACTTAGAAACATTGCCTCTTACAAGTATTAATGACAGAGGCTTCAATGCGTTTGAGTTTAATCCACTTAGTTCATTCAGTCCTAGTTTTGTACCGATTGAGATTGTAGATATATATCACGATGTAACTTGGTATGCACCTCGATTGAAGAACGGACAATTCTTATGTGTACCATTAGATGATGGTCCTAAGCCAAGATGCGTATACTTTGTTAAAGAGATTAGTCGTAACTGCGAGATTGTAGATTATAGTCAGGCATTCTAATGGCAACAAAGAAAATAGCAATACCACAAGATGAAAAATTAGAGAATCAAGACTTTAACTTGTTTGAAGCTATTGCGGCATTAGACAAGAAAGACTATGATTATTACGATAGACTTACTCCTGAACAGCAACGTAAGTTTGTCCCGTTTATGTTAATCAAATGGTTGAGTTATGTAAAGGGGTCAAGTGATATTGCAGGGTATTATGCGATGAGTACAGAATATCACGCTAACAAATACTTCTTTAATGAGAATGTATCAAAGCATCCTAAACTACAATGGTATATGATGTGTGCGGCAAGTCCCGGTAAAGGGAAACAATATCATCAATGGTTACCGCAGATTAAAGAACGTGTTAGTTTGTTAAAAGAACCGGCACAAGTAAAAGAAATAAAAGAATACTTTACAAAGATTTATCCTAAAGCAAATAGCGAGGATTTAACAGAGTACTCAAAACAGTTTGTGCAAGAGCAGAGAAAGAAAATGCATCTTGCAGAAATTTATCCCCATTTAAAAATAGCAGACATAGAAGTATTAAGCCAAACGGTTACAGATGAAGATATCACTCAATACGAAAAAGACAGAGGCAACTGATAAGACAATCAAGTATGGTTGTGATTTTTGCAATAGAGAATTCCTACGTGAATCTACTATGTCTAAGCACCTATGCGAAAACAAACAACGTTGGATGAACAAAGATATGCAAGGCAATCGTATTGGCTTTCAAGCCTGGCTACAATTTTATAAAAAGAATACGTCAACTAAAAAGAATAAAACATACGAGGAGTTCATTCGTAGTGCTTACTATACTGCATTTGTAAAGTTCGGAACACATTGTGCAAATATCAATGCAATTAATATCAGTAGATATGTAGATTGGTTATTAAAAAATAACATCAAAATTGATACTTGGGCCAGTGATAGTGTCTATACAAAATATTTAATTGAGTATTTGCGTATTGAAGATCCATTAGATGCTATTGCACGTAGTGTCCAAACTACTATGGATTTAGCAGAGAAAGAGGGCATTGTACCTAAAGACTATTTGTGTTATGGTAACCCTAACAAGATATGCCATAGTATTACCAATGGGAAACTTAGTCCTTGGATGTTATATCAAAGTGATAGTGGTGTGAAGTTCTTAGATAGTTTAAATGAATCGCAGGTTAAGATGGTTATTGATTATATCAATCCAGAATTATGGAAGATTAAGTTCAATCGTGAACCAGAGAATGTGAAACAAGTTAAGGAGTTATTAAATGCCGGAGGGTACTAGAGTTCGTATAACATGGAGAACAAATCATAAGTATGATATGTGGAATGAAACCTGCGCTTGGGTTATAGAAAAATTTGGTTTACCGGGAGACAAATATGAAACCCACGTAACCGAAGATTATATGGATTTTTATTTCACCGATGAGCGTGATGCTATCTTGTTTCAGTTAGCACGTGGTTAAAGTGCGACAAGTAATATTATACATTGATGTTAGTAGGACCTTAGAGATAGTGCATGAGTTAAAACAGCATGGTTGGTTCATGGGTAAAGATTTTGATTTTGCATATCATAAACCAATATACAATGACTTTAGTGGGTCTAATTGGGAACCAGAACTAGAGAAGCATACTGTGTTTACTTTTTACAATGATAGTAATGCAAGTTATTTTATGTTGAGGTGGGGATGATATATGAACATTATGATTATGATGCTGGATGGGAAAACACTAAACCCGGTTGGTATGAATGTACGGTACGTGCTAAACATCTTGTCAAATACAATGAAATAATTAAATGGTTAGAAAATAATATTGGCAAACACGAACGTCATTGTAGATGGTGCGTAACCGATGATGATATAATCAGTTTTAAGTTTAGATATGAAAGAGATTATATTATGTTCACATTGAGGTGGAGTTGATGGCAACAATACCTCAAATACAAGACTATGATGATGACGATCCAGAAATAGATAAACGAAGGAATCGTTGGAACTATTGGGAAGCATTGAAGAAAGTACGTAAAGAATATATGGAACAAAACCGTGAATTTGATGCATATGATTTTGAAGATTATCTAGTAGGACAATATGGATTAAAGATGAATATAGTTAATGGTAACATAACCGATGGTTATGAGATTGTTGATGAAAAGAAGTACCTAATATTTTTATTAAAATTTCAATGAACAATACGCCCTTTCCCATAACCTCTTTACAAAAAGGTAAATTTCTAGTATCATGGCCTAAATGGCAGAACATTAAACATTTTGATACAAAGAAAAAACTATTAGATGTGTTATTTCACGACATAGATAGCGATGAAGTTGGAATTGGTATACTACTTATGAATAATGAGGTTGATATCATGTGGATTAGAACATCTACTTGGGCACAAGATGTTAACGGAGACTATGCTACTTACTTAGAAGATATGTATGAAATTAAAGGTGTAGCATTTAATAATGAAGATGAAGCAATAAAGTTTCAGGATTACTTAGAGAAAAAATATATTTGGAAAACATTACAATTATGAATAAGATTGGTGTTGATATTGGTAAAACAAAAATTGAGTGTTGTGTATTATCACCTACTAATGATATATTATTTAGAGAGCGCCTACCCACAGATTCTGTATACGAAGAAATAGAATTTCTCTATGACAAAGCACTATCCCATACTAATACAAAAGAACATACATTAGGAATATGTATGCCGGGTTCTATAAGTAATAGAACTGGTTTAATGAAAAATTCCAGCATAGAATTTTTAAATGATACAGATTTTGTAGGTATATTAGAAACTAAATTAAATCGTAAGATACAAACTGCAAATGATAGTCAATGTTTTGCTTTAGCAGAAGCCTTATCGGGAGCAGGTAATGGATATAGTACCGTATTTGGAATGATATTAGGTACAGGCGTAGGAGGCGGAATTGTAATTAACAGTTCATTACATAAAGGATTTCATAACATAAGTGCTGAATGGGGACATACAACACTAGATACAAGTAATAATATAATATGTCGTTGTGGAAGAATCGGATGTGTAGAAACTTGGTTAAGCGGCTCGGGGATAGATAAATGGGCATTTAATATTACAAATAAAAAATTATCCACAAAAGAATACTTACAAATTTCAGAGATACAAGAATGCTTTTTGGATAAGTTTGGATTAGCCGTTGCTAATTTAGTTCAAGTATTAGACCCAGATTGTATTGTAATTGGTGGCGGAATAAGCAATAATGATATCTTATACACCCGAGGTATCGAACGTATAAAAAAGGTTATATTCAATGATGAATTTAATACACCTATCTTTAAAGCAAAATTGGGTGACAGTGCAGGTGTAATAGGAGCGGCATTATTATGGCAAACGATGTAATGATTGACATTGAGAGTTTAGATACAACACCTAACTGTGTTATCTTAACTATCGGTGCAGTACGATTCGATCCTAAAGGCAGTGGTGTAGTAGAACGATTAGAATTGCGTCCTACAGTGGAAGATCAAACAGAAATTTACGGGAGAAGTATAAATGAAGATACATTGCGATGGTGGAGTGAACAGAGCCCTGAAGCACTTGAAGAAGCTATGGGAGACGGGGGACGTGTGCCATTTAAAGAGTGCATGGAGACCCTTTATAAGTTCTGTTGGAATCGCCGTGCTGTTTGGAGTAATGGTGCGCCATTT